TTGAACGCTTACATCTCATAGGGTAAAAATGAAACTAACAGACATTATAAAAGAAGAAACAATAAACGAGGCTCTTGACTATCATAGAGAAAACAAAGTACCACTATCTGAAAGTATTTTTAGAATGTATAGTGAGAGTTACTTTGCTACACTCAGAGAAGCCCGTAGGCTTTATAACGAGGGTAAGTTAGGTGAATTATCCTATGTTGACCAAGAGCTGTTAGAAACCGATATAGGGACGTTTGGTGAGTGTGAGGGAATGAGAGTGCCGTTGGATTGTCCCATTATGGTTGAGATGAATGAGGCAGAGTATCAAGGTAGAAAGGTTGACCTAAACAAACCTAAACGTGGTGGTAGTAAAAAGTTCTATGTTTATGTAATGAATCCTAAAACTAAAAAAGTAAAACGAGTAGAGTTTGGTGCTAAAGGTGGCGGTGGTAAACTAGCTGTGAAATTAAAAGACCCAAAGGCTCGTAAAGCATTTAGTGATAGACATAACTGTCCAACGAAGAAAGATAAAACAAAAGCAGGTTACTGGTCATGTAGACTACCAAGATTTGCCAAGTCACTCGGACTATCTGGAGCAAGTGGTGTATTTTGGTAAGACCATACAAACAAATTAAAGAAGGGGAAAAAATAGTAAGGACTTTCTCTAATGAGGTTTCTGAAGACGAACTAGTTTGGCATCGTGATAAAGAAGATAGACTAATAGAAGTAATAAGGTCTGGAGGTTGGTGTTTACAGTTGGACGAGGAAATGCCCACTACACTTGTAGAAGGTAGTGAATATTTTATACCAAAGGAAACTTTTCATAGGGTCATCAAAGGATTTGAAGACCTTGTGGTATCTTGGAGAACTGATAATGATCGTTAGTAAGCCACCACCGCCAGTATCTTCCGTTATTCCAGTAGAACTTTATGGAATGTCAAATGGTCAACTTGCAGACCCCGTAAAAGGCAAGGCCATTACTAGTCCCGAATGGAAGTATGGGTCTATGATTAACCCAACAATGAGAACAGATACTCCTTTGGGTGGCTTAAACGATATTAATAAACCTCAAGAGAGTATGCATAAGGCTTTAGAGTTTGTAAGGCAGGGTCACGTTTTTGATACAGTTGCATAGGTTTCTTATTGATGTAAAATAATATTTATACAAAGGGTTTATGTAAATTATTATCATTATTACGGAGATTATTTATGGAGTTTGGGCCCGTATTGGAGAACGTAGCTAGTGTGTTTGCATTACTTATCGCTCTCTCTGTCGTGATTGAGAGAGGTTTAGCTACCTTGTTCAATTGGAAATATTATGCAAAGTATGTTGGTGGTAAGGGATTGAAAGTACCTATTTCTTGGGGTGTTTCTTTTCTTATTGCCAAAGAAGTTCCAGTAGATTTAGTTGCAATGCTATTCAATGGTGATGCAACAATGTTAGGTCAAGTCCTAACTGCTGGGCTACTTGCAGGTGGTTCAAAGAAAGTTGCCGAAACATTCGGTGATATAAAGAAAGCTGCTGAAGAGCTTAAGTAAATAAAATGTGGGGCGTCTACGGGCGTCCCACCCTATGAGGAAAATAAATGAAACTAACAGAAGTAAGATATAAGTCACCAACAGGTAGAAAGCCTCCAATGAAAAAGAAGGCTGCACCTCTTCCTAATCCACAAGCTAAACAGGCTTACGAAGGATATTCAAAAGGTATTGACAAAACTATAAAACAAATACAATCTGCTTTAAAGTTACGACACGGCCGCACAAAGAAGAGTGGTAATTACGATCAAGGGCCAGAAATGTTTGATATACTAGCAGACCTACAAGAAGTATTGAAGTCGGTAGAGGCAGATAAATAATGAAACTATCTTCAGTTATAAAAGAGGATGATGACAATAACATTGAATACCTAATAAGCAAGTATGTTGAACTTGCTAATAGTGGTGGCTCAGACAAAGCACTACAAAAGTGGTTATCAATGATTAGTGTAAGATTGGCTTCTCTCGGCGCTGGTCAAGGAGCTATAAAGAAAATAGTTGCTTCTATAAAAGGTGCATCAGATCAGAAAGGCGTTGATAAGATTGTTGCAAAGTATGGTCTTTACAATGACTATCCCGATACATTTGTTGCAGAGATGAGTTTATCTTCTGCTCTATCTGCATCTTCTCTCTCATCTGTTTCATGGGCAACAATGAAGTCCTTGTATGAAGATGTTGAAGAAGATGTTAGAAAATACAAAGTGGTGTTGTCAATTCCATTTACAACAGAGAAAAATAGAAAAGATAAAATTGATGAGTTGAAGTTTCATTTTGCTCTTAAAAATATTAAGATAGATAAGCTCACACCTGTGAAGGTAGCTGAGATAGGTTCAGGCGTTTTAGATTATCAAGTTGTCGCCTTTATAAACACAACAATGTCTCGTAATGAGTTGGAACATGAGTTAGAGCCAGAGTATAAAATAAATAAACTTGAGCGTCTAAACCCACCAAAAGATGATGATGGGTTAGATGAAGCGAAAAGGATTCCAAGAAAAAAAGGACAACACAGACAATCATCTAGTCATAGTGATTTGTATACAGATGAAAACCCCAAAGGAACAATCAAGGGTTTGAAGTTTGCCACAGTAAAAGATGCCGAAGCATCTGTTAGAAAAATAAAAGGTAGTGGTAAGTCACACGCTCATAAAATACAAGCGGCAGTTGCAATGGAACAAAGAGCAAGAGAGATGGGTAAGAAGTCAGCTGCTGGTGTTTATCGTTCTTTCATCAATGCGATGAAAAAGAAAACAAAGAAGAAGAACGAAGGTTGGAGTCAAAAGTATAAGAGAAGTATTGATTGTAATAATCCAAAAGGATTTAGCCAGAAGGCGCATTGTGCAGGAAGAAAGAAAAGGTCATAAAAAATAGGAGTTAATATATGCCCCTAACTACACAAGAAGGTATCGGTTTAGGTGTAGGTATTTTGAATGTGTGGCATGAACACGTAAACGCTCACACACTAAGGCAGATGAACATTGCCGTAAATCAATATGTGGATGATAGGGTGGTTGCATATATTATAAAAGAATCAGAACAACTTAGTATAAGAGTTACAAATTTAGAAGACTATAAAAAAAGAAGTAACATTATAACTGACCTTGATTCAGAGATGGATAACAAATAATATGCCTATAAGTAGTAGAAACAAAAGTTTACTCCAAGAAGGAGTGATTAATAGAAAAATTGTCCGTATCCGATATAAGAAGGAAGACAAAGAGTTCAAGAAACCAAAACCATATGGTAGAACTGAACGAGGCGATACAGTTGTTAGAAATTTAGAACCTTACGAAATAGATGATAAGTATTTTTGGGGTTATGATGTAACACTAGCTGTAAGAAATAATGATACAATAAAAAGATTTAAATTAGATAATATAAGAAGTGTAACGGTTATAAACAGAAATTTCTCACCAAGAACTTTTTCATAGTGAAATAGAATGACAGAAGAAGAACTAAAAGAATACATTAAGTGTAGGAAAGACCCTATCTACTTTTTCAAAACTTATGGCAGAGTTAGACACCCTAAGAAGGGATTGATGCCATTTGAATTGTATGACTTCCAAGAAGACACACTCAATGAGTTTTTAGATAAATCATACAATGTCATTCTGAAAGCCAGACAATTAGGTATCAGTACTTTATGTGCAGCCTATGCTGCATGGATGGCTAATTTCTTCAAAGACAAAGAAATCTTTATCCTTGCTACAAAGAGAGACACAGCAACGAACTTAGTTGATAAAGTAAGAGTGTTCTTAGAAGAAGTGCCAGACTTTTTGAAAAGTGGTTTACTAGTTGATAATAGACAAAGTATTGAATTAGAAAATGGTAGTAAGATAAAGGCTGGTGCTACAGGTTCAAACTCAAAAGATGCTGCTCGTTCAGAGGCACTTAGTTTATTGATTATTGATGAGGCAGCTTTTATCAAAGGTATGGATACAATTTGGGTTGCTGCTCAACCTACACTATCTACTGGTGGTGATTGTATTGTGTTGTCTTCACCAAACGGTATTGGTAATTGGTTTCACAAAACATACATTGAGGCAGAAGCAGGGACAACAGAAAAAGTTGGTAATGCTACAATCTCATTCAATCCAATAAGACTGCCATGGAATCTTCACCCCGACAGAGATGCTGAGTGGGGTAGATTAGAAAAAAGAAAAATAGGTGAACAAGCATTTGCACAGGAACACGATTGTGACTTTCTACAATCGGGTAACAATGTTGTGAGTGTAAAAGCATTACAATGGTATGAAGAACACCCCACCGAAGAAGAACCCGCTGACGATGGTTACAGACCATTTGTAAGAGAACCCGAAGAAAAGACTTGGGTTGATAAAGGTTTATGGATTTGGAAATACCCCGACTATACAAAAGAATATTTGATTTCTGCGGACGTTGCCCGTGGCGATGGAAAAGATTATTCTGCCTTTCATGTTATAGACATAGAGAACTATGAACAAGTTGCAGAATATAAGGGTAAGGTAAATACGGATGCGTATTCTCATCTTATACACAATACTGCTGTTCAATATAACAACGCTTACATTGTAGTTGAAAATGCCTCTATGGGTCACCATGTTGTTATGAAAATATTAGAGATGGAATATAAGAATATGTATTGGACAGTAAAAGACTTAACAAAAATACATGAAAGTAACGCTAACCAATTACAGTATGATATTTACAATGTGCCAAAAAATGCGGTGCCTGGCTTTACTATGAGTATGAAGAGCAGACCAGCGTGTATTGCACGGATGGAAGAAGACTTACGAACACATGATTTTACTTTACATTCAAAGAGAACCATTGCTGAGTTAGAGACATTTGTATTTCATAATGGAAAACCAGAAGCACTGTCAAGTTATAATGATGACCTAGTTATGTCTTTGTCAATGGGAATGTATGTAAGAAACACAACTTTGAAATTTAATTCACAAAACGAAGAGGTGACGAAAGAAATGCTTTCGGGCCTCAATTTTAATAATACACCTTTTGAATATGGTGTTTATGGAAATCAAAATAATAAAAATGATGGTGAATACACATTTGATGTCGGCAACGGTCAGAAAGAGAGTATGCGATGGCTGATATAAACGGATGGCAACAGTATCAAAAATTAGTCATTGATAAATTGGACTCCCATGATTCTGATTTTAAAGCAATAGAAGATAAACTCACAAGTATTCAAGTAGAGATAGCCACCTTAAAAGTAAAAGCAAGTATTTGGGGTGGTCTTGCAGGTTTAGTTCCTGTAGTATTAGGTATAGTTTTATTTTTCTCACAACAAGGATAGTGAATAATGGCAGATAGGTTTGACATACTGAGAAGATTACTACGTGGTGGTTCTGCACAGTATAAAGTCCCAACAGAACGGCCAGGCAGTAATGCACAGAAAAGAGCCTTTGATAGTTTTCAGAAAGCATCTCAAAGTCTTTACGGTGAAGGATTAGTAGGTGGCGGTGATCGTATTGACAGAATAAGAGACTACGAAGAGATGGACCACTATCCAGAGATTACAAGAGCGTTGGACATTTATGCTGACGATAGTACAACCTATTCTGAAAATGGCAAGAGCGTAGAAATAGTTTCAGACGATGATAAGATAGTAGGGGAGTTAGAAGAATTGTTCTACCAGAGGATGGACATTGATTTCCACCTGTGGACTTGGATAAGAAATATGTGTAAGTATGGTGACCACTTTAACCTACTAGACATTGTAAATAAAGAAGGTGTTCTTGGATGTATCGCTCTACCAGTTGGTGAGATAGAAAGAGAAGAAGGATACAATAATGACCCGAACAGTTTACGATTCAAGTGGCTAACACAAGGTAATACTGTATTTGAAAACTATCAAGTATCACACCTAAGAATACTTGGTGATGATAGGTTCCTACCTTATGGTCGTTCAGTATTAGATTCATCACGTAAAGTTTGGAAACAACTATTGATGGCTGAAGATGCCATGTTGATTTATAGAATTAGTAGAGCACCAGAACGTAGAGTGTTTTATGTTGATGTAGGAAACATTCCTCCCAAAGATGTTGAAAACTACATGCAACAAGCAAGAGACAAACTAAAAAGATTGCCCAATGTAACTGAAGCAAATGGAAAAGTTGATTTACGTTACAATCCAGAATCAATACTTGAAGATTTCTTTATTCCCGTTCGTGGTGACAGAGGAAGTAGAATTGAAACATTGCCTGGCGGTGAGAACGCTGCTGCTATTGAAGACATTCAGTATCTACAAAACAAGTTGTTTATTTCGTTGGGTGTTCCTAAGTCATACCTTACAGCCGAAGAAGACTTGAGTGGTAAGTCAACACTAGCACAAGAAGATATTAAGTTTGCTCGGACAATACAAAGAATACAAAAAATTATTATTAGTGAGTTAGCTAAGATAAGTTTGATACACTTGTATCTAAGAGGTTATGATGAAGCATCTATCTATAACTTTGATTTGAAACTAACTAATCCATCTACAGTTACAGAAATGATGCAACTTGATTTGATGGATAAAAGATTTGGTGCAGCCAGAGACATTGCCGATTCAGAGTTGATTTCTAATGAATATGTTCAGAAGTCCATACTCAAACTTTCTGATAGTGAGATTGCTAACATAAAGGTTGATAGACAAAGAGAAGCATCAGAGAAGTTTATTGTTGACCAGCTTGAACAAGGTGAAAGTGCAGTAGGTGGAGGCGAAGAAGGTCAACCACCAGCACCACCAGCCAGTAACGAGGACGATGACAACAGTAGTAATGAAACAAAAGTTCAGAAGAGAAATAAATCAAGAGAGATTGCTAAGGACATGATGCCTTACGACCCAACAGGAACAAGAGAATTGCCTGGCTATCCAAAAGATTATACCTATAATGAAACAGGTATAACTAGTAAGGGTAAACAGAAGAAGCAAAGACCAGATATATTAGATAAAACTATTTCAGATATTATGAAGTTCAATACTGAATCAAATAGTATGTTAGAGTCGCTAAAAGAGGACAAAAACGAAGAAAAGTTAGACAATTCTACACTAAAAGGTATCGTAAGTAACCTTTAGGAATCCTTTTTTATATTTATTTTAGTAAACTACATCATTTTTATAATTTGGGGCTAATAATGAAACACAATAAACAGAAAAACGTGGGCATAATGTTTGAGATTTTGAGCCACGCTGTTTTGCGGGAAGTTTCGGAAAAAAGAAACCGTAGAGCGTCAAGATTGTACGCTCTTATCAAAGAAAACTTTCTGAAAGACACAGAAATCTCAAAAGCCTATAAGATTTATTCACAGTTTATTTATAGTGAAGCAAGAAATGTATACTCGGCTAACTTATTTATTCGCAATCTTATAAAAGAATATACAGTGAATGTAAATAAAAAGAAGTTGGACGCCGAACTGAATAGATTATCAGAATCTATTTCTCGTATTACCGACAAAAAGAATCTTCTAAAAATAAACATACCTAACTATAAGACAATTGCTAGTTTTCATATTAGATTACATGAAGATAACCAATACATTAGTTCCAAAGAAAATTTGGTTATTGATGAAACATTACTAGACCACTTGTTAGAGAATAAGGTTGCCAAACGTATTCGTGATGTTAGGGAGCAATCTAAGTATGAAAAGAAAACTATAGAAGAGATACAAACTGAAAAACTTGCTTTGGTAATAGCCCTACAAAAGTTTGATGACATCTACGGAAAACTTTTGACCAAAGAACAAAAGTTGTATCTTGAAAAATACTATACTACAACAGATGCTATTAAGTATAAGCGCTGGGTAGATAAGAAAGTAAACAATCTAATAGATGAGATTGCTAACAAGTCACCAGCTATTACCGATGAAAAGATAACAGAAAAGATTGAATTAGTTAATGAAAAACTAAAAGGTATAGTTGAACAGAAGTCTGTAAGCACCAGTAATTTGAAAGACATACTACTTATAGTAGAGATGAAAGATAAACTAGACCTTTTTTAGGAGATAAAAATTGGCCGATGGAACAATATTAAGTAAGTGGCAAGCACTTTTCCCAAACAATTCACCAGAATCAAACCCTAATGCCGTTAATGGTCAAGGTGTTGATGGTGGTGGAGTGTTGGTTAATGCTGTTAAAAGTCCATTTAGAGAAGCAAGTGAACAGGCTACTGATAGTTGGAGCTATAAGAATGAGTTTCCAGTAAAAGGTGATACTGACATTTTAGCCATGTGGGACTCTACAGCAGTTCTCACAAATAGGCCTGCTGACCCATCATATGACCCAATTAATTTTGCTGACCAATCAAAAGCTCCACACCCATTAAAGTTGAAGGCCAGACAGAATGTTTATACATCAAAAGCACAAAACTCTGGCGGCTCTTTGAATAGAACACGATTGCTAACCCAAAATGATATTGAGTCATTTGAAAGATATACAACAGCACCATCTATTGAAGATGAAAATGATGTAATCACACAAGCTCAGTTTACATAGAGAATAAAATATGGCAAAAACTATTTTAGAACATTGGCATTCTAGTTTTAGTGCGACTGCACCACCAGATAGTTCTCATACTAATGATGCTAATGGAAATGCAGAAAAGGGACTACAAACTACAAATGAATTTAATGAAGGCACTTTTGTCGGTAATTTAGAAGCAAGCACTTTCATAAACTCTGCTAATGAAATACCATCTGGTAGAACTTTTACTATCTTAGGGTTCTTAGGTGCAACACTTGGTCAAGGCAAAAACATAAATGAATCTCAAGGCGGTAATGCAGCTAACGGCATTGCTCTACGAGGCGTTTCCAATATTTTAGGTGGAACAAGCACAGACGGAACTTTGGATCATATGTATAGAGCTGGCACCGCTTCAAACTCAATTCTACTAAACAATAATTTAGTTTTTCAAAGTACAGTTAAAAAGGGATACACAAAAAGCACTGGTAAAGGCTCTGATTCAAAGGCCGATGGAAACTCGTTTGACCAACCAGTTACAAGAGGGAATAAAAGAATTGGAACAAACGAAACTGTAATTACTGAATGGGGAAATCTAACAGAAAGAGCTCTTTCAGACGGTGTAATAAATAGTGAGGGTGAGGTGGATAAAACCCAAGTTACTGACTTTAATAGATTTGCTGGGTCAGAACTTACTCAATAGATTGGCAATCAACGATGGCTAAGACTAATTTAGAAAGATGGCATGAATTACAAAACGCTAATGTGTCTAATAGTACTGGTTATATGAATGAGTTTGTAAGTAGTGAAAATCCACTCAGAGCAGGTGGCCATGTA